GTGCGGCAAGGCCCGGTTTTTTCACAGTTTCAAGTTTTGGCAACGTGTTATAAACCCTTTATTTACGGGGCTTTTCGCAACTCCACTATAACCAAAATATAACCAAAACCATAACACAGGCGGATAGAATGACAAAATTCATGACTCAAACAGAATACGCGGATCACCGTGGGATATCCCAGCCCCGGATCTCAACCATGATCAAAACTGGAAAGATCCCGGCCAGTGCCATGAAAAAGATCTCCGGTAAAAAGTTGATTGATATGGAGAAGGCGGATGCCGCCCTGGCGGAAAATTTGGACCGGGTACACAACCCCAACCCGGATCCGCGCAAAAGGAAATCGAAAAAGAAAAAACCGAGCAAGCCGGAGATGGAGCAGACCGTCAAAGAGGCCGGCCTTGACGAAGATATGACACTTACAGAAGCGCAGCGGCTACAGGCTAACTACAAAGCCGCCCTATTGAAATTAGACCTTGATCAGAAATCAGGCGATCTTGTCAATAAAGCTGAATATGAGGCAGATCACTTTGCAGCGGTACGACAAGCTAGGGATGCGCTTTTAAATATTCCAGACAGGATCAGCGCGGAGGTAGCTTCATGCCCGGATGTCCACAAGGTGAATCAAATAATCATGGGCGCAATGATAGAAGTTTTGGACGAATTGAGCAAGCCGGAAAAGACATGACCAACGCCGCCAAAATAGTCAAGGCCGCTTTTAAACCAGACCCCTACCTCGATTTCGTCGAATGGGCAAACGCCCATTTCCGCCTCACAAAAGAATCGTCCGTCGAGCCTGGTAAGTACCGGTCAAGCCGGACACCGTGGGTTGAAGAAATCTTGCGCGAGCTGTCACCACAATCACCCACCCAAGAAGTTGTTGTGATCAAGCCGACACAAATGGCGTTTACTACACTGGCAAATATTGTTTTGTGCTGCGTGGCGCATTTATACCCAGGTCCATGTTTATTTGTGCAACCAAACGATGAAATGGCAAAAAGCCACAGCAAAAAGAAACTGGCCCCAACCGTCCGGGCAATCCCGGCGCTGAACGGGGTCATAAAGGCCTCAAAGTCAAGAGATTCCGGAAATACACTACTTTTGAAGGAGTTTGCCGGTGGTTCTTGGAGGCTGACTGGATCTAATAGTGCCGCGTCTGCCAGGTCCGACTCCATCCGGTATCTGATCCTTGATGATTACGATGGTTTTTTAAGGGACTTGGGGAATGAGGGTTCTCCTGGTCAGCTTTTTAGGAACCGAACAGATGCGTTTGGTGGTAAGCGTAAAATTTATATTAATTCAACCCCAATAGCAAAGGACGAATCTTTAATACTGCCAGAGTGGGAGAAATCCAGCCAGGGTCATTTTTGTGTGCCTTGTCCGCATTGCCATAAGCGCCAGTTCCTTGTTTTCGGCGGAAAGGATGCAGATCATGGCATCAAGTTTACCCGGGACGACGACGGACAAATCACAGATGTTTGGTATGTCTGCGAACACTGCCAGTCAAGGATCGAAGAATGGCAAAAGACCGAAATGCTGGCGCATGGCAAATACATCCACGAATATCCGGACAGAGAAAAACGTGGGTTTAAGATAAATTCTCTATATTCTCCATTGGGATGGGTTTCTTGGCGTGAAATTGCTTCCCAGTTTTTAAGTGCTGCACAAAAAATGAAAGGCGGAGACACCAGTGACATGAAGGGGTGGGTCACAACCAGAATGGCAGACCCGTGGGAAGACGATGGAGACCGCCCAGAATGGGCAGAGATCAAAGCAAAAGCAGAGCCATATCAGCCGCTTTCTGTCCCTGTTTCAGACGTTATTCTTTTAACCGCTGGTGTTGACGTTCAACACAACCGGCTTGCCATATCCATATATGGCTGGAAAAAAGACGAAGAGTGTTGGCTGATATATCACATAGAGATTATGGGAGACCCGATGCAAGATGATGTTTGGCAGCAATTGGACTCTTTGCTTTTCAGATCATTTACCTCTCCAAGTGGTTCCGTTATGCGGATTTTATCAGCAGGTGTCGATGCTTCTGACGGGTTTACCACACAGGCCGTTAGGAGATATTGTAGGACAAGATCGCCAATAGTTTTTGCACTCAAGGGGTCTTCAAAAGCCGCTCAACCTATCACTGGTGTGCCAACAAAACAAGATTTGACATGGAAGGGCGAAAAATACATTAACGGCATTGAAATGTGGCCCATTGGCACAGACACGGCAAAAAGTACCTTGTATGCCAGATTGAAACTTAACGGGCACGGCCCAAGGCGCATCCACACCTATATCGGGCTGGACGATGAATTTTATGAGCAACTAACTGCCGAAAAAAACAAAGTTAGGTTTGTCAAGGGATTCCCGGTTAAAGAATGGCACAACGTAAGGGGAAATAAAAGAAATGAAGCGCTTGATTGCTTTGTTTATGCGTTTGCAGCAGCAGACAGGGCTGGCCTTCAATACCTTGACGGGGTGCCTCAAGGTCAAAAACAGGCCACAAACCAACCAAAACAGGCTAAAAGGCCGCAAAGAAATAATAAAACGAAACGTGAAAGGTGGTAACAAATGGCAAAACTCGAAGGAATCACAAAAATCAGCCGGTATTTGAACCGGTCCGACTCAACCATTCTGCACCTGATCAGGTCAGCAGAGTTTCCGGCATCGAAAACGAAAGATGCTGTGTGGGTCGCGGACACTCACGACATCGACAAATGGATTGAAAGCCAGGGAGAACCGGTGCGGAGACAGCAGACGGTGGTGACGAAATCGAAAAAAGGGACCGTCAAAAGCACGAAAAAATAGCAATCTGAGACACACTTGTATTTTTTGATACAGGTGTGTCTTTTTTTATTGACATAGACAATATACTTGTGTATCATCGTCCAAAAGAGGTGATACATTATGTCTTTTACAAGCACCGACCTTGCATCAATCGAAGCTGCCATACTTTCCCTGGGAACAGGCGAGAATGTGGTGGCAGTTACATTTGCCAATGGGCATTCTGTCCGGTATCGCGAGCAAGACCTTGACAAACTTCTTTTCCTCCGATCCCTGATCCAGCGCGAAACCGGCGCAACCCACCGGCGTGTCTATGCCTACAACAAAGGCAGGTATTCATTGTGAATATCGTTGACAAGATCGTCTCCTATGTCTCCCCCGCCCGCGGCCTTGCTCGAATGGCCGCCCGTGACCGCATAAACAAGATCGGAAAACGTCAGGAAGTCTATGCCGCTGCAAAATCCGGGCGATTAATCGGACCATGGAACCCAGCAAACACCAATGTAAACCATGTGATCGGCAATTCTTCTGTCAGTATTCGGGCGCGGACCCGGCAATTAGTTAGGGATTTTCCGTATTTCTCCAACGCGGTCCGGCGGATCTGCGACTATACCGTTGGTTCTGGCATTGTTTTTCAATCAAAAATCCGGGACCCGGACGGCAAGCTGGACAAAAAAAGAATCCGTCAGGTTGAAGATGCGTTCAAATTTTGGGCAGATGAAGCCGACGTGGCAGGGAAACTCCATTTTTACGAAATGATGGCCCTGTCAAAACGCCAGGATGTCGAATCAGGCGAGTTCCTGCTTGTTAAGCGGTTCCGGCCCAAAGAAAACAGATATATACCGTATTGTTTGCAGGCGTATGAAGCTGACTGGCTGACAACCAACAAAGACACCGGCACGTATCAAGGCAACCACACAGTTGAAATATACCAGGGCATTGAGTACCAGAAATCAACCGGCAGGGTCCTGGCCTATCACTTTGATGACCCGGACGGGTGGGGAAACTCTGTCAGAATCAAATCAGAAGACATCGTCCATGGCTTTGAAACGCTCAGGCCCGGTCAACTCCGGGGAATCTCCCCGCTGACATCCGGCCTTTTGCTAGCCCATGATCTTCAAGAATATATGGACGCGGAGATTGACGGTGCGAAGATGGCCGCCAAATATCTTGGCTTCGTCAAGACCGACTCTCCAGCCGGTAGGCAGCTTGGCATTGAATCCCTGACAGGTGACGACGGCGACCAGCAGTACATCGA